GAAACCATCACTAGACTATGTTTGTCGGTTTTAAGTCTGATCAAAATAAACCGTCACTTTAATTTAAAAAAAAAGGAGTAAGAAGATATGAGAAATAGAATTACAGTTAATGAGTTTGGTGCCGCTGCGAAAGAGCTATTAGGCACTACAGAGATTACATACGGACAAGCAAAGATGGTCCAAGACAATTACAACGTTTGTATTCCTGGATCGTTTGATGCTAAAGAAAATCGTGTTTCACGAGGTATCTACAAGATTCCAGTTACAGAAGAAGTTTCTGCACCTTTCAAGGTTGCAGTTGCTGATTCTACAGTTGCTGAAGTGAATTCAGTGACACCAACGAATACTGTTGGCACTACTGGTGCTATGCAATTAGATGCAAGTATTAGTTTCATCCCACGAGTTGACCCAACATATGTGTCATGGGGTAATGCTTCTGATATTAAAAAGATTTTCAAATCTAAAATGTTCTTCCCAGTTTATTTAACAGGTATGTCTGGTAATGGTAAAACGTTCGGCATTGAACAGACTTGTGCGTCTTTAGGTCGTGAAATGATTCGTGTGAACTTTACTGCTGAAACAGATGAAGATGATTTGTTTGGTGGTTTTCGTCTTGTGAACGGTGAGACCGTTTTCCAATACGGTCCAGTTGTTGAAGCAATGAAACGTGGTGCTGTATTATTACTTGACGAGATTGACCTTGCGTCTTCAAAAGTGATGGCATTACAGTCAGTGCTAGAGGGCAAAGGTTATTTCATTAAGAAACGTGGTGAGTGGGTTGAACCGACTCCTGGTTTCACAGTGATTGCTACTGCTAACACTAAAGGAAAGGGATCTGATGATGGTCGTTTCGTTGGTACTAACGTTTTGAATGAAGCATTCCTTGACCGTTTCTCGGTGACATTATACCAAGCATACCCATCTGAATCAATTGAGAAAAAGATTTTACAAAAGGCAGCAGAGGGTTTTGGACTTCGTGATGCAACGGTTGATGCTTTCATTCCTAATCTAACCATGTGGGGTGATATCATCCGTAAGACATTTGAAGATGGTGGTGTTGATGATATCATTTCTACTCGTCGTCTTGTTGATATCTTAAAGTCTTATTCAATCTTTGGTAAAAAGGAAAAAGCAATTAAGATGTCTATTGAACGTTTTGATGATGAAACTCGTGAGTCATTCCTTTCTCTTTACGAAAAGATTGATGCTAGTGTTGGTAATGATAAATATGGCACTGAAGTAGAAGTTGACGAAAATGGTGTTAATGTTGAATTTGCTGATTACAAACTTTAACTAACAATAAACACCTCGTTAATTCGGGGTGTCTTTTTAAATAATTATGGAGGAAAATAATGAGTTGTGATTTTACATATGACGAACTACATGACAAATATCATCAATTGCTACACGATAAGGGCATGTCCCACTTTCACTTTAAATATGGTGAGGGTAAAATCCTTGATGATGTAAATGACTACATTCAAGGCACTTATGGTGCTCACTATACAAACGAAAATAATGACGTACAAACGTTAGATGTATTTGAATCTCGTGGGACACTAAGAGAGGCTTCGATTGATAATGCTATTAAGTATCTAATGAGGTATGGTAAGAAGAGTGGTAAAAATAAAATGGATTTAATCAAAGCAATGCATTATCTTGTACTTGCTACCGCGTTCGATGAACGACGTGGTGAGTTTGACTCTGATACAATCTACGAAAAATAATACGAAAAACTTTACTTTTGGAGTAAAGTATAGTATAATATAAGTAATGAATGAAAAAAGGATATAATATGCAATTAAGTGATAAAACTATTGAGGTTCTAAAGAACTTCGCAACTATTAACCAATCTATCTTATTTAAAGAGGGTTCTAAAATCGACACGATGAGTGTTCAAAAGAATGTTCTTGCTCAAGATATCGTTGAGGAAGTTTTTCCTCAAGAGTTCGGTATCTATGACTTGAATGAATTTTTGTCTGCTGTATCGTTATTTGATAAACCTGATTTAACATTTGAAGATAACAGTGTAACTATTTCAGATGGTAATTCGTCTACAACTTATTGGTTTGCTGATAAGTCAATTATTGTTTACCCTGAGAAAGAAATTACTATGCCTGAGTGTGAAGTTAAATTCACATTAACTTCTTCTACATTTAAGAAGTTATTACGAGCAACTGGAACTCTAGGTCTTAATGATTTATGTATTAAGAACGTTGATGATAAGATTGTAGCAGAAGTACAAGATAAACGTAATGATACTTCTAATACATTCTCTGTTGAAGTTGGTAGTTATGATGGTGATGAAAACTTTAAATTCTACTTCTTAACTGAACGTATGAAGATGTTGCCAAACGATTATGACGTTGAAATTTCTTCTAAGAATATTAGTAAATTTACGTCTGGTGAATTAACTTATTGGGTAGCACTAGAGGCAGACTCTACGTATGGATAAACAAGACGAATTCTTATGGGTCGAGAAATATAGACCCCAGAAAATTGATGATTGTATTCTTCCTGAATCTATAAAATCAACTTTCGCAGAATTTGTTGAAAATGGGGATATGCCCAATTTACTACTAACAGGAACTGCTGGCACAGGTAAGACTACTATTGCCAAAGCACTTTGTAATGAATTGGGTTATACTTCTCTTATTGTTAATGGTTCTTTAGATAGAAATATTGATACTTTGAGAACTGAACTTGCGTCTTTTGCTAGCACGGTTTCTTTTGATGGTGGTAAGAAATGTATCATCCTAGATGAGGCAGACTATCTTAATCCTCAATCGTTTCAACCTGCATTGCGTGGTTTTATTGAGAATTTTAGTAAGAATGTAAGGTTTATTTTAACTTGTAATTTCAAGGATAAGATTATTGAACCAATTCATTCTAGAACTACATTGATTGATTTTAGAACTGGCAAAAAAGATACTCCAGAAATGATGTCTGGGTTGATGAAACGTATTCTTGGTATTCTTAAAGAAGAAAATGTTAAAGTTGAATCTCCAGCAGTAGTTGCTGAAGTAATCAAAAAGCACTACCCTGATATCCGTAGAACGTTAAACGAACTACAACGTTATTCCGCTGGTGGTATTATTGATAATGGTATTCTTGCCAACGTTGGTGAAACTGATGTAAAATCTTTAATGAAATATCTTAAAGAAAGGGATTTTAGCAAAATGCGTCAATGGGTTGTTGAGAACATTGATACTGACCCAGTACGTATTTTTAGGACTATATATGATAACATGTATGATTATCTTGCACCAACATCTATCCCACAGATAGTATTACTGATTGGTGAGTATCAATATAAACAGGCATTTGTCCAAGATAGAGAAATTAATTTAGTGGCATTCTTAACTGAAGTCATGGTAGAAGCGGAGTGGAAATAATGAGTAATAAAGATATACATATCGATAGATGGTTTTGGGATAGAGGTATTACTGAAAATGGTAAACCAATGGCACAAGCAATTAAGACGTTAGAAGAAACGACTGAGTTGTTAGACGCAATAAATAAAAATGACGAACATGAAATCAAGGATGCGGTTGGTGATATTTATGTTACATTAAGGGGTGTCTGTTTAACGGCAGGGATTTTCTTTGATGATTGTGTTGACCAAGCATATGAAGAAATTAAAGACCGCAAGGGGCATTTGACACCAGAAGGAACATTCGTAAAGGAGACATAATGAAATCTAGTATTAAGGTAGTATCTGAAAAGGTGGCACTTAAATTGATTAAGAGTAATGACAACTTGATCATTGTTCATTCTAAAGACGGTTGTCCAGTTTGTGAATATTTCATTCCGGAAGTTTTAGAACCTATTCTAAACGACTGGCCAGAAGTTAAAGTTAAAATGGTAAAAGAGCAATTAACATTCCCTGTTGGTTCTCACCCAGTAATTTACTTTTTCAAGAACGGTAAATGCGTCATGCACCCAAGTGGTTCTGCTCCCGAAAAGGCAGTCCGTGAAATGATGGAAGCGTTATATGGCAAACCTATTTAAGGACATCCTGCCTGATTTAAACTTCGGGCATAAGAACCTAATCCGAACTGGAGATATGGAAGAAAGTGAATACACAAAGAATAGGTTTTTAATTAACCGTTCATTGAGTATGAGTCCCGATACCGTAATGTATGCGAATGATATGAATGAGCACTACGACCTCGACAACCTACTTCAATATGATTATTTTATAAATAGTATCAGAAAAAAGAAGCGTTATAACAAGTGGGCGAAAGCCAGCAAGACGTCTTCTAAAGTTGATATTATTAAAGAATATTATAATTATAATGAACAGCGGGCAGTCGAGGTCTTACCACTATTGTCTAAGGAACATTTTGACTTTATGAAAAGCAAAATGGACAAGGGTGGTAACAATGGATCATCAAAAGGAAAGCACAAGTGATTATGAATGGTCACTTGATAAACTTCTAGAAGTTGAATTTGAGTTAGACGACGACTTTCTAAAAATTAAAGAAACCTTAACACGTATAGGTGTCGCCTCAAATCGAGATAAAATATTATATCAGTCTACTCATATTTTACACAAACGTGGTAGATATTACATAGTACATTTCAAAGAGTTATTTGCACTAGACGGTAAGAATTCTACAATAGATATTGTTGATATTGAACGTAGAAATGCTATTATTAAATTATTAGTTGAGTGGAATTTATTAACAGTCGTTGATGAATCTAAATTAGACCCAATGGGGCATATCGGGCAATTCAAAGTCATTTCATTTAAAGATAAGAAGAATTGGGATTTAGTTCCGAAATATACAATAGGCTCTAGGTAAATTATAAATAGTATTATCGTTAAACATAAGGATGTACTATGGTATGTACTTCTACCACGTGCCAGTGGATAACAACTATATCTCAACTTGCTGTTGCGGTGGTGTTTGTTTATGCTGGACTTGTTGTAAACAGTCACATGGAATCGTGGACTG